CTACATTATGTGGCAAACAACACGAGAGATTTGCATTTATAACAGCATACAGATCTTGTGAAATTTATGCTAAGAAGTATGCTAAAGACACTAACAAAAGTATACAATCTATAGTGTCAACTATAAATGCACTTTTGATGCGTACTTCCACTGGATATAAAACACTTTTCACAAGTGAGAGATTGGATATAAAATATAATCCTATGAGTTTATATCTTTGTGGAAAATCTGGTGTTGGCAAATCATATTTTGTCAATGAAATTGCCTCTTATTTCAAGAAAAGATTGTATGAAGACGGTTATGGTCTTATTCCTGATGATGCCTTGTTATATTCCAGGAATTCGGTTGACCAGTATTGGTCTGGGTATGGAGACCAATTTATAACATATATTGACGATATGTATCAGGACAGGGATGCTGGAGATCACCAATTGATTTGCTCCATTATTGGTGATCCCATAACGCATTTGACAATGGCCGATTTGAGTAGTAAAGGTAAAACATTCTCGTCACGAGTATTTATTGCTACATCAAATCAAGCATATCCAGAACCAACAGCAATAGTCAAAAAGGAGGCAATATGGAGAAGGAGAGATCTCTTGATAGATGTCTCAGTTAATACACCATATATTGGCAAACCAAAACATATGGTGGGACATAATGATGATTATTGGGTTTTCCGGATATTACATCCCACCAATGCTAGTTTGCAAGATAAACCTTTGGCAGTTTTCACAAGTAAAACTGAATTGTTGGAACATATGTATAAGAAGTTTTTGGAAAGACACTATCAGAAATATGTTTTAAGCCCTGAAGAACACATTTTCCCTGTCATCAGAAAGGATAATAGAGATTTTCTTTTGGGAACAGGAGCTATTTTTGTTCCTCCTGGTGCTGTAGATGGAGAGGATAGTTGGGCTATATGGCCAGATGGTCAATATGACTCATTTACAGAGATTCTTAGAGCCAAGAATTTATCTTTTCATGTTATAGGGGATGATGATGAAACGACTTTGTGCGACATTTTCTCCAGTAAATGGTCAAAATCTACATTTCTGGAGCGTGTTATGACCACTATAAAAGCTACACCTGAATTAATCAGTATGATTGGTTCTAATATGGCATCATTTTGTTCTAAACATATTGATTTCATCAAATTTGTTGGTACATTAGGTGGCATAGCATTGGTGAGTGGTTTAATCAAAATGATAATATCATGGGTTTGGGGAAAGTTTTTCCCAAAACATGAAGAGCAGAGTGACCCGTCAAAGAAATTAACACGACCAGCACAGAGATTGAAAGCTACAGTGATAAAACCTGTAAGTGCTAATGTGAAAACACAAGCTGGTGATTTGTTAGACCCCAATGCCGAACAGGTTATATCGAAAGTGATTAGTAATTCTTATGCAATAAGAAATAGTGAATCCCTTAAGATATGTGGACATGGAATTTTCATTCAGGGACAAGTTTTCCTGACAAATAAGCATACACCAAAGAAAATGCATGGTGATAAGTATGAATTTGTGAATGATAATAATCCAAATCTTGTATATACATTTGATATCAAGAAATCTAAATTGTTGGAATATGAAGGAAATGACTTGTTGGTTATAATACCAAATAATAAATCTATTCCATCGCATCAATCATTGATCAAACATATATTTTCAGCAAATGATGATCTCACTCATAGTGAGATACAATATGGCTTTTTTGTCAAAGTGGTTGGAAAATCCAATCAGGTTTTCTCAGGAGCTATGAGATATCTTGAATGTTTCAAAGCAGTTGGACCTGGCATCACAGAATCATCTACACCAGTTTGGCAGATGAATATATCAACTAAAGCCGGAGATTGTGGTTTTCCAATGTTTGTCATATTGAAGAACAGACAAGTGAGGTGGTGTGGTATACACACATATGGATCAATTAACCAACCTACTGGATATTCAAATGCTTTATTTCGAGAGAATTTTGAATTGGATTATATGGGGCTTGATGAAATACAACAACCATCTTATGATGAGCATTTAGTTGTTCAGCAGGCATGTGAAGAATTGCAACCAACAATTCACGCAATTGGATCAATAGATATGCCTGTGTTCATGCCAAACAAAACATCTTTTGAAAAGAGTTATTTTTGTGATAAATTAATTCCTCATTTGAGGGAGCCATCAATTTTATCACATAAGGAATCAATTGAAAGAGGAACAGGTGAAGATCCATACAGAAAGGCTCTTCAGAAATATGTTACCAATGATGTTGCAGATGATGCATTTGAATACTTGTCAAGAGCTACAGGTGAAATCACATGTTTTCTCAGAGGATTTCCACAATATGATCTATATGCTCGAGTTTTAACAGAAGATGAGACTTTGAATGGCACTGCTCTTAATTATATGAATCATTTGGATTTAACAACTTCTGCAGGATTTCCATTTAAGAATGGAATTGTGCATAAAGGAAAACGAGATTATTTTGAAATACAAGATACCGGGATAGTTATGACAGAAAAAGGTGCTATGGTAAAAGAGGCATGGTTGAATCGAATACAAAAAGCACGTGAACGAATAAGAGTTGAATCATATTGGATGGATTGTTTGAAGGATGAATTATTACCACCATCCAAGATTAAAGAATCAAAATCGAGAATTTTTGTAGCTGGACCACTGGATCACACTTTAGCAACGAGACAAACATGTCTTGGATTTGTGGCTCATGTCATGCAGAACCATGTGGATAATTGGTGTGGTCCAGGTTTAGCTGAATCACAATTAAAATGGCATATACTTGGCAAACGTTTGAGTATGATGGATAAGTTCATGTGTGGGGATTTTTCTAACTGGGACAAAACCTTGAAATCGGAATTGATAATGGCTGCATGTGATGTGATAAATTGGTGGTATTCAGATGGTGTTCCATGGAGGAATGTCAGAGAAGTATTGTTTGATGAAATAGCACATACTACAGTGATTGGAAAAGATGCTGTATATATGAAAGTTCAAGGTAATCCATCAGGATGTGCGCTGACAACTATACTTAATTGTATAATACAACTATTGACATTCCGTATGATATGGATCAGAAGGATGAAACAAGTTGATCGAGAGGACTTAGTTCCATTTGCTCAATTTGTTAAACATGTATTTTTGTGTTTATATGGTGATGATAATGTTATGGGTATCACAGCAGAAGCAGCACAATATATGGACCAACAAGTATTACAAAGAGAATACAAAAGATTTGGTATAACATATACCGATCCTCATAAGAATGAAAACATGCCTAAATTTGTGGAATTTGAAGACATTGTTTTTATTAAGAGGAAATTTGTTCCTTTCAAAGGATTTTACTTGGGAGTAAAAGATTTGGATGATATATTAGATATATTATCTTATATTAGAAAGGGACCAGTTGAAGAAAATACTTTGATGTCTATTGGAGCAGTGGTTTTAGAGTTATGGAAACACGGACGAGAAGTATATGATTATTGGACATCCAAAATTATGGAAATTTGGATACAAGGACAAAAGGAAGGCGTTTACACTAGATCCTTCGAAATGCCCATTTATGATGATCTTATTGAAAGGTGGGAAAATAAAATCACCAATGGTGAGAATTTCACCATTACCTTGGGTGATGTTGAATCATTGGGCTTTGGGGTGGATCCATTAGATTTTACCTCTTGAGGCTTAATATGGAGATCATATGATTGATTCAGA